ATTACACCCAGAAGTTACTTTACAGTATTATAAAAATACAAATAGATTAAATAGTACTAATATAGAAGTAGGATTTTCTCCTGCAGATACTATTAATACAAACATAGTAAGTAGCTCTGGATATTTCAATATTGATAGCTATATAGGAAAACCATACGATCAATATACAACCAACTATTATGATCTAGAATTTTATAGACGCAGCGTATTTTCATCTTATAATAAAAAGAATAGTATTTGGGAATATATAAGACTCATTAAGTTTTATAATAACTCTCTATTTAAAATGATAAAAGACTTTGTGCCTGCTAGAGCAAATCTATCTACAGGTATTATAGTTAAGTCTCACATGTTAGAGAGAAATAAGTATGCTAGACATGAACCTGATACCCGTTTTGAAAATAATTATTCAGAGTCCATAGATATGATATCTATAGAAGGTTCGTCTGGAGGTGCTATTAATGGAAGCACATCTTGGGTAGGAACTACTATTTATATCTCTGGATCTATTCCTATTAGTAGTTCCAAAGGGATAGAAAAATATAATGGAGAATTTAGTGGTTCTTATTTACAACCAACTAATGGAGACGCTTTTGATCAAACAGAAATATCAAGTACTTCAACAGGATCTATTTATGGTAGATATTCTTTAGGCGCACTATATCAAAATGTAATGACTCCTGTAAGATCTCAAAAACTTTTTGATTTAGACTATTCTACTAATCAATTAACTCCTGTTAACTTAGGATTAATTACTAAATCAATAAATGATTCAGCAAATAACAATTATAATACGTATACAAATATAAATAATCCTTATGCGTACGTTCAAGACTATAATTATAATTTACAAAGATCTTTAATTCCTAGATATAGTGGATCTAAAACTATAAGTTCTACATATACAACTTATACACCTGGGGATCAATCATATGGTAAGACTGCTGCAATTGATAAAATAAAATATCAATACGCTTATTTAGTAGATATATATGGAGCATCAATATATTTACCAAATAGATCTAATGCGCAAATAAAGTATTTGATTGATAATGATCAGAACGTATTAGATCTTACTAAAGCTAATGTAAATATATTTCAAGTTCAAAATATATATAAGTCAGGAGAAACTACAGATATATCTCTATTCCAATATGATGAGTCAAATCCTTATTCTCAATTATTGGCTAATAATCCAACATTAAAAATTTATGAAGGAGGATTTAGATATCTTCCAATACTACATAATATAAGTGGTTCTGCTACTACTCAAAGTTATACGTTAAATGATCCGGTACAATCAATAATATATAATCCAGGAGGTGGTGCAGTAATAACAGACCCATATTTAAATCCTTCTAATTATTATGTATATTGGGTAGCTCAAGAAACAGATTTTGGTGGCGGAAATTCTTCATATACTCTATACGTTTCTGCTTCTTATACTGGACCCGGAACTCCTCCGTATAATGTGTCAATTCAAATATCTAGTTATTATGATACATCAAATGGAACTTGTGATTTCCCAGAAAAAAGAACTGCAGTAATTGAAATAACAAGTGGTCAAACTGCAGGTGTAGGATATTTTTCAAGCATGGGATACAATATAAGTTCTGGGAATGGTAACGGCTCTAGTACTTGGGGAGGTATTCATTGGCCAGGATCTTATCCTAATTGTACTATAACAATAGAATCTGTATATAATGGAACTACTGGAGCTACTGGAAGTTACGCTACATATTATACTTCATATATAACAAGTTCTCAACCTTGTTTATATTATATATCTCAATCAAATGAATTAGTATTTAATAGTGTATTATCTTATTATTATAATTCAAATGGTATAACTTTTAATTCCACAAGTGATCCAGGATATACTGCTTCTTTCTTAGATAAAGTCGTACTCCCATTTACAATAAATCAAGGAGATAGGATATCATTATATGATTCTGCGTCAATGATAGGATGGTCTGAAAAATCAGAATACGTTGTAAAAAGTGCTTATGTAACAGGATCTGGAGTTACTGGTTCTAGATTATTAGTACAATTATCTAGTCCTGTAAATTTAGCATTATTAAATTCAGGTCCTAGTATTCCTATAGATAGTGTAACAAAAGCACCTTATAGAACTTGTAGATACGTAGTTTGGAAACATATACCAGATGAAACAAATGTAATATTGAGATATGATCCTAAAGACTCTAGTTTAGTAGAGAACGGATTATTATTTCCACAATATATAGATGAAAAAGTAAAAGAAAATTCAGGAAATACAGTAAAAGCATTAAAAGCCCAGAATTTAATACAAGGAGATACAAACACTCTAATTTTTCAATAATCTATAATAAAATATAAATTTACCATATTTATTTAAAAGCACAAACAATATGTCTTATTTAAGCAATACATCAGTAGTAGTAGACGCTATTCTTACAAAAAAGGGTAGGGAATTACTATCTAGAAATGACGGATCATTTAGAATTACTCAATTTTCTTTATCTGATGATGAAGTAGATTATACTCTTTATAATCCTACCCATCCTTCTGGATCTGCATTTTACGGTGAAGCAATTGAAGCGACTCCTATACTTCAAGCATTTCCTAATGATCAAGAGATCATGAAGTATAAATTAATAACTCTTCCAAGAGGAACCGCTAAAATTCCTGTATTAGATCTTGGATATAGCGCAATCGTAATTAAACAAGGAGCTTCTTTAGCTATAACTCCTCAGACATTAAATTATCTTGGAGCAACATCAACATTTGAACAATCAGGATACGTTGCAACTATAGGAGACGTTAGAACTATGAGTGCATTTAATGGTGTTGGTATAAATACTCCTGAAGCAACTACTTTAAATTCTACGACTACAGTTGGAACAAACGTAAGTAAGACAGTAATAGGTACTACAATCAATCTAACTGCAACTACTGTAAATACTTTATTTGGAAGTAATTCATCATTGTATACAACTTTAGTTGTAATAGGTAGAGATTCCGGTGCTAGAATAAGTATTCCTGTAACTATAACAAAAGTAAATTCATAATATGTCATTTACAAGATTAGATCCAACAGATTTTGTAGTATCTTCAGATTCAGTAACGGCTCCAGCATGGACTGGTAATAAACCGACTCTATCTTCTTTTACCGCTGATCCAAACTATGCAACTGCTACTAGTTATTATTTAGATGTTTACAATGCAAATCCAGCAACTTCTGGTTCTGAAGTTCAATTTTCTATTGCTATAGGAGATTTAGCTGGAACTATGGGAAGTACGACTCCTTTAAATTCATTAATACCGTCTGTAACACCAGTAAGAATTAATTATGGACAATTTAGAAATTTAGTTTATGGAGATGCTGAAAGAAATTTTACTTTTGGTGCAACTACATCTACTCAAATTGTAGCAATTACTATAAATCGTAATAGGTATAAAGAGTCTTTATTTCCAGGTACTATGATATTAAATATTAACGGTACTTATTTAACAGACAATTCTCTTTCTACATCTACTATCAATTATTTAGATTGTGGTAGAGCATTTACTTTAGTTGCAACAACAGGCCCATCTGCTCCTGGATCTGGCAGTGGAAATTATGGATTATTCTTACCTGATATAGGAACTATTATTTTAAATAATACTGGCGGTACTTATGGAACTACTGCAGCTGCTGTATTAGCAAATATAACTTCTTTTACGCTTAATTCTCAAGAAACCATATCTTCTAACTATGTTTTTGTTAGAGTAAAAAATGGTGAATATAATTATACAACTAATCCATCATTTATAACTGGATCTGGTGCTTTAATTTATTCTAATTTTATTAATAGTCCTCAAACATATCCTACTACAGTGGGACTATATAATGATAATAATGAATTATTAGCTGTAGCTAAAATGTCTAAACCTTTGACAAAAGATTTTACTAAAGAAGCTTTGGTTAGAGTTAAATTAGACTGGTAATTTAATATACCAATAGTTTATAAATGGGATTATCAAAAATAACACTTGATAGATCAGATATAACTACATATCCGATAAGACTTAAATACTCTTCATCATATGCTAGTGCATCTGCTGGAGCGTCTGGAATATCTCTTAATAGAGGTAAAAATATCCCATATTGGTATAATAATAGACAGTGCGTAATATATAGACTTGCAAAACAATTATACTATAATGAATATTTAACAGGATCATTATTAAACTATGCAAGTTATTGGGATTCCTCTCCTCAATCTACTGCGGCTAGAGGAACTTATGATAATGATTATAGGTATTTCCCAGATAATAATGGAGCAGAAATTACTGTCTTATCTATTCCACCAGGAATATATGGTGAAAGAATTAGTAAAAAAACTCTTTCTATAAAAGGATCTACATATAGTTTAATTGATGATGGTAATGGAAATATTATTGATTTAAATAATAGTTCTACACATGTTGGTAATGTTTTATATTCACAAGGAGTAATAGTACTTACAAATCAGGATTATGCTAGTGCGTTAATACCAGGTGGTTCACCAGGAACTACTACTACAACTACTACTATAGCTCCAACTACTACTACAACGACAACAGCTACACCAACTACTACTACAACAGCGGCTCCAACTACTACCACTACAACAGCTACACCAACAACTACTACAACAGCAGCTCCAACTACTACCACTACAACGGTTGCGCCTACTACAACAACGACTACAATAGCACCAACAACAACTACTACTACAACAGCAGCACCTACTACTACCACTACAACAACTACTACTACAACTACAACAACTACATTACCGTATGATGTACTATTACAATTCTATCCTGTAAATAGTGGCGGATCTATTAATATGGTTGGATATGTTTCTTATGGTACTGTTGCTGATAATTTAACATTTGATGGAGAAATTACAAAATATACGTCAAACAATTGTAGTACTGGAGGAACTTCTGGAATTACGTTTAGTATAGCCTTCTCAAATGGAGACATTACAGGAACTACTAGATCAGACATAGCTATATCTTCAGCTAGTGGTATTTTATCCGCTAAAGTAGATGTATTATCTATAGTTTCTCCATCAACAACTATTACAACTAGTCCACAAGATGTAACTATTGGTTCAACAAGATACAGAATTCAAGGATATTTAACATGTACAACTATATAGAAATAAACCGTTATGAAAAATCTTCGTTATATTTGTGTCCAACCTAGAATACTTTATTATGCTTGGCAAGTAGAAGTTATGATAAATAACTTTATAAAGCATGGAATCAATCCTAATAATATTGATATTTTAGTAGCTTGGAATCCTTATGATCAAACAAGCTCTCAAGAAAATATTGATGCGTGGAATAAACTATCTTCAAATTACAATTATGTAAGATTCTTTTTTTATGAAGATACTAGAATAAAACCAATACATTATATATCTTCTATAAGACCTAATATATTAAAACAACATTTTTTAGCATATCCTGAATTATCTAATGAGGTAATATTTTATCATGATTGCGATATTGCATTTACTAAAAATCCTAATTGGGATAAATTTTTAAATGACGATATTTGGTATTTAAGTGACACAAATAGTTATATAAATTATGATTATATAATATCTAAAGGTGAAGATGTATATAATAAAATGTGTAGTATTGTAGGAATAGATCCTATAATACCTAAATTAATGAACTCAAACTCTGGTGGGGCACAATATATAATAAAAAATTTAGATAGTTCATTTTGGGAAAAAGTAGAAAGAGATAGTGAGAAATTATTTTATGAAATAACAGAATTAAATAATGAAAAAATAGTTTCAAATAGACATACTGTAAATCCAAATGAGCCAGGTAATTCTATATATCATCCACTACAAATATTGTGTGCAGATATGTGGGCAGTTTTATGGAATGGTTGGTTAAGAGGAAACGAAACAAAAATTGTACCAGAACTTGATTTTAGTTGGGGAACTGATTCTATAGATCGTTGGGATGCGACTACGATATTCCACAATGCAGGTGTAACTTGTAGTTGCGGAGGTCAATTTTATAAAGCAAATTATATAAATGATTTACCTTATAATAAGTCTTTAAGAATTAGTAATAAGTATTGTAGCTATAATTACTATCAAGAAATTTTAGAAACAGAGAAAAAGTCTCCTTTATTATGAGGCTACAATTTATAATTTCTAGTCATAATAGAGTTAATAATTTAAATAATGTATTAGCTTGCTTACAAAGTCAAACAAATGAAAATTGGAATTGTTTAGTTGTTGTAGATGGGCCAAATAATTCTTATGATAAATGTATAGAATATTTCTCATCAGATAATAGAATCGAATTTTTATTCTTAGAAAAACAGTATAAAGATTTTGGAAATACTCCAAAAAATATAGGACTTCAAATTGCTAAAGAGGAATTTGTTGTTATGACTAGTGATGATAATTACTACGTCCCGTCTTTTGTAAACGAGATATTAAATAATGTAAATGAAGAAATTAATTTTATTTATTGTGATATGATTCATAATGGATATGAATATAAATTCTTTGAAACTCACCACTCGTCACATAGAATCGATGTAGGAATAATGGTAATGAGAACAAATTTAGCTAAGCAATTAAAATTAATAGAAAATAGAATAGACTCAGACGGAATTTTTTGTCATGAATATATTTCTAAATTCTGTCAAAATAAAAATTCAATTAAAAAAATAAATAAAATATTATATGCGCATAATTAAGGCTACGTATGGAGATACTGATTGCACTAATCAAATAGAATCTAAGATTATTAAAAATAAATTAATAGTAAGATCTAATAATGATATTATAGGAGACACTAGACCAGGAGTAATAAAATATTTAAAAATAGAAATAGAACATGAAGGTTTAATATCTAATCATCAAATTAAAGAAGGGGATTTATTTGTATTTCCAAAATCTACTAATAAAAAATTAGGTGTATTTTATTCTAATAATAATAATCCATTAATATATCCAACAATTAAAAAATCTTTAAAATATATAGAAAAAGCAGCAAAAGATAAAGCAGATATATTAACTTGTATGTGGCAGAAAGAACCTGATAATCCATTTCAAGAATATATAGCCTGGACTCAAACTTGCAGTCATTTAAATCAATTATTACAAATAATGCAATTGCTTTATCAAGCAAGAGAAATTGGTGATTATGAATATGTATCTTTTTTAGAACACGATGTATTATACCCAGAAGGATATTTTGATTTTCCTGATTTTGATTATGGTGTTATTATTACTAATATGAATTATATGGGAATGAATAGCTCAGGATTCCAACCTCTTGGACAACAAGATCAGCCATTCCATCAAATGACTATGAAATTTAAAGATGCAATTAACCACTGTGAATCTATATTATCAAATGCTCTAGTAACAAATTCAGGATTGATAGAACCTAAAAATTTAATAAGACAAAAATGGGATTGTGTAAATCCAGCAATTCATGTAAATCATGGCCATCATTTTACTTCTCATTTTAATATATATACAAATGAAGTATTTGACTATGACAATTATTGGGGTAACTATAAAGACATTTGGATGTTTTGATATTTATTAATATATGGCAGTATCTTATTCAGCATATACATTAAACTTACAATCAGAAGTTACTTTATTCCAAAATGAAGTAAGATGCAAAGTTGCAGAAAATCAATTTAATTATACACAAAATCCAAGTGCTATACAATCAGGTACTACTGGATCATATATAAATGCCGTTACTGGTTCTGATTTTCATCCTTATGCTACAACAGTAGGACTATATAATGATAGAGATGAATTATTAGTCGTAGCAAAACTGTCTAGACCATATCCAATTCCACCTAATACAGATATTGTTTTTATAGTAAGGTGGGATAGCTAAATTTTAACTTATGAGTAAATGGTTGTACTTTGATCCATTAGGAATCACTAGAGAGTTTAATTCAATTGAAGACTTCCCGGAAAACGCAATAGGCTTTATTTACAAAGTGACTAATATTGTAAATAGCAAATTCTATATTGGCAGAAAGGTCCTTTTCAATAATACCAATAAAGCATTAACCAAGAAGGAAATCGCGGAATGGGACAAACCTGGGCGCGTCCCACGTAAGAAAAAGGTGGTTAAGGAATCTGACTGGCTTACATATTATGGAAGTAATAAGACTCTAAACTTAGAGCGAAAAGATCTAGGCAATCAAATATTCACTAGAGAGATATTAAAGATCTGTTTTACTAAAAAGCAATTGACTTACTGGGAAGTTTATTATCAAATGACTAATGACGTTTTAAGAATAGAGTCATACAATGATAATATACAAGGTAGGTTTTATAGGAAAGACGTAGAATAAAAAAAGCCCTGGCGCTTGCCGAGGGCTATATGCATGGGTGAGCAAGGATAAATTATTAGCTTTGTGCCCAAGCTACAATTTCTTTAGGAAGTCTTGAAGTTGCTAAGT